TCGAAGGACAGGTTCCGATTCTTCCGCGTCGACAACGGCAAGGCCAACCTCATGCCGCGGGGAGGCGACGCGCGCTGGCGGCGCATGATCGGCGTACCCCTCGGAAACCGCGTCGACGCGCAGGAAGATGAGGTCGGAGTCGTCACCGAGTGGCAGCGGCCGGGCGCTTTAGACGGCGTCACGGCCGCCGACTTGATGCGGGTCAAGATCGCCATCGCCGCCGGTCAGTGGCGCGAAGACATCCGCGCGGCGAACTGGGCGGGGCACGCAATCGGCGGCGCTCTGGGCATCGACACGGTCGATGCTCAGGGCCGCGGACGGGTGAAATCGATGCTGAAAATCTGGCTGAAAAGCGGGGCTCTGGAGGTCGTCCAGGGCTTCGACGAGAGCCGTCGACCGCGCCAATTCGTGGTCATCGGGAAGGGCGAAGAATGACCTGCTCCAGTGCGAAAAACCAACTGGAGCAGACTGGAGCAACTGGAGCAAATCCGGCGTCTTCAGTCTGCTCCGCTCCAGTTCCCTTTAGGGGGACTGGACGGAGCAACTGGAGCACGGTTTGCCGGCGCACCGGCGAACTGGAGCAGATGCAGCGAGGCGCCCATGCCTAGGGCCGCTGACTGCGCCACCCTGCAAGCCTTGGCCGAAGGCGTCGCTGCGGCGCGCCAGGGCGTCGAACTGACTTGGGGCGCCGAACGCCTGCCGCTGCTGATCGGCGACGAGTGGCGGATCAAGCTGCGGCGCCAGCTGGCCAAGTGGTCGACCGAACTGCAGGAGGCTTGGGACAGCGCCACCCTGACCGGGCCGCAGGTCGAGCGGATCCGAGCCACTGCGGCCGCTGTCCAGCGCATGTGGCCGAAGCTGGCCGAGGTCGCCAGCGAGGCCGGCCACCGGCCGTTGGCCGTCGACGTGTGGGAAATCCCGCTCGCTGACGGATCGGTCATGGCGCTCGTCCGCACGAACGACGAGGCGGCGCGCCTGACGGCCGACGGGCGCTACCTGCGCGTCCTGACCGCGGTCGAGATCGCCAACGTGTGGGACGCGCTACCGACCGCCCTTCAGGTCGCGAAGGTCGAGTTCCCTGGCGCGAAGTTCATCGGGACGGGCGACCGGTCGTGGGTGGCCGATGGCGATCCGATCCCGTTCGGCGATGGCGCTGAAAGTACAGCCCGGATCAGCCAAGGAGTTGCAGCGTGATGACTGCACTTCACCACCATCAACCCGGAGTAGGGGCGTACATGGCCAGGCACCGCAAGGGCGGCCGACCGAGGAAGACCGGCCCGCGCCATCCCAGCGGCCAACTGGTGCGGACGAGGCCGCAACCGAACGAGCGCGTGCTGGAGGAGCGGCGGCAACTTGTCGGGGATAGCGGCGCATTGCATCTCGGCGACCATCCGCTCGACGTCGCCATGGCCCGGAAGCTGATCACCCAGCGGCAGCACCGCGCCGGCATGGCCTTCATGCGCATCCACGCCCAGGCCAACCTCGGTGGGCCGCGCATGGGCAGCGGCGACCTATCGGCGTCGGCGCCCCAGGCGGTGCTCACGACCCACGACAAGCGGGCCGTTCGAGAGTGGACCGACGAAGAGGTGAGCGCCGTCTTCGATCAGATCTTCAACCGGACGCCGCGCATGGCCGGCGACGAGCGGATGCAGAACGCCCAGAGCCAGCTGAACCTGCTCTGTGGGGTGATGACCGCAGTCGAGCGCATGGCGGTCCTGAGCGTCTGCACGCGGGCGGAATGGCCGGCGTGGCTGGAGCACCGCGTCGGGCGGCGGACCCTCAAGGCGACGAACGACCCGGAGAAGATCCTGGCCCAAGCCCGCACTATCGCCGCCTGGGATCGCCAGCGCGAGCACCTCGTGAAAGGCCTCGACCGGATCGCAGGCGCGCTGTTCGTGAAGGTGCGGGCGGAGGGCGGAGGCGCCACGGAGCAGCGATCGTTCGGCGAGATGAACGCGACGCCCTCGACTGTCTCGACACCATCCGCCCGCCGCACCATCGAAGAGACGACCGATTACGTGAACGGCGACGGCGAGCTACTCTGGACCGTCATTCGCAAGCGAAGGCTGACTCGGTGATCCGCTTCATCGACCTCCCCGGCGTCCGGGATCTGGAGAACGCAGCGGTGCTGCAGAACCGCATCCGGGGTGCGGACCACGAGTACACGGCTAAGGTCGACGCCGTGCTCTTCGCCCTCTTTGGCCTGCGCAGCGACGAGGTAGGCCCAGAGGAGCCGCTCGACGACGAGGACGACAACCCCGAAGCATGGGGCCGATACGACGAGGCGTGGAAAGTCTTCGATCAGGCGGACCTTTCCGGCTGGGACTTCACCGACGACCATGGGCGAGAACTGCTGATCGCGAACCAAGTCCGCGGCGTGGTCCAGACAGCCGCATCTGGCGTGCGCGGCCGAATGCCTGACGTCTCGGCTGCCAAGGCGCAGGCGTGGGGTGATGGGCTTGCGGACCAGGCTGAACGGTTCAGGCGCGAACGGAGGAAGCCATGAGGATCAAGGGCAAGCCGTTGTGTCTGCCGCCGTGGCAGCGTCTGTTCACTCGCGGACTGCTGAAGGTGAAAGATCACCAAGCACCCGTCATTGAGCGCGCCTGGGACCGCGCGGTCGAGCGGAGTCGTCGAGAGCGCGGCCTGCGACAAACACAGCCTTGACCGTGGGCGCAGATCGCAGCAGATTCACCGCATTACCGAAACGCAGACTAGACGTGTTGCGTCCCGAGAGCCCCGCCCACCCGCGGGGCTTTCCATTTTTGCTCCCCACGCTGGCGATCTGGAGAGATCGCCCTGGGCGCCGGTGATCCGCGCCGGGGGACTTAGGGTCTGACCATCACAGCAATCGCAAGGACGGCTTGTCACACATAAAGCCAGAGCCTCCCATGCCCAAAGACACAGACGGAGGCTGGCTTCTGCTGATCGCTGGAGTCATCGCCATAGCCGCCTTCATGGCGCTGATCACAAGCCACTGACGGACTAAGGCCTCTCGCTCTGCGTTACGGCGACGCGGGGACGACCCATAGCCCGCGCTGCCCCCGAACATCTGAGGTTTCTGGATGCTGAACCAGCAGGCGAACCAGCAGGCGAACCAGTGGGTAGTCGGCGGCTTGGGCTGCGTTGAGAAGCCCGAAGGCCCGGCCGACAAGTTGTTCCGCGCGCTCGGCGCCTTCGACATGGCGGTAAAGGCGGCGCGAGCTGCCGGTTGGGACGTGACGATCGCGCTGGAAGACGGCGAGATCCACGTCAGTGCCGGCAAGCGCCTCATCGTTAGCCGCTGAGCATCTAGAGGCCACTAATCGCCCGAGCCGGAGCGCTTCCCAGCCTCCCGCGTACACCTACCCGAAGCCAGACACCGCGCCTCGGGCGAAACCTATTCGATCTTTTATCAGAGAAATCATATGCCCAGAGGCGGTAAGCGCGAAGGCGCGGGCCGACCGAAAGGCGCTGTCAACAAAGCGACGGCGGACATTCGGGAAGCCGCGCAGCAGTACACCGACCAAGCGCTCGCCGTCCTGGTGGAAGTGATGACCACTGGCGATAGCGCGGCGGCGAGGGTGGCGGCGGCTAACAGCGTGCTCGACCGCGCCCACGGAAAGCCCGGCCAGACGGTGGACATCGACGCCAAACTGAACGCGACTGTGAGGCGCATTGAGCGAAGCATTGTCGACCCTGCGCATCCCGACAGCGAGGGTGTTCAAGCCGCTACTTGAACCAAGCCGCTACAAGGGCGTCTGGGGCGGACGCGGGTCGGGCAAGTCGCACTTCTTCGCCGGGCTCTTGGTCGAGGACCACCTCGCCGAACGGGGGATGCTCTCGGTCTGCATCCGCGAGGTGCAGAAGAGCCTGGCGCAATCATCCAAGCGGCTGATTGAGGCGAAGCTCGGGGACTACAACCTCGGCGAGGCGGACGGCTTCAGGGTCTTTCGCGAGGTGATCGAGACGCCGGGCGACGGGCTCATCTCCTTTCAGGGGATGCAGGACCACACCGCCGAAAGCATCAAGTCGCTGGAAGGCTACCGGCGAGCCTGGGTGGAAGAGGCGCAGGGGTTGAGCCAGCGCAGCCTGACGCTGCTTCGCCCGACCATTCGCGCCGAGGCTTCGGAGTTGTGGTTCTCGTGGAACCCGACGCGGAAGACCGACGCGGTTGACGCGCTGTTGCGGGGCGCGTCGCCTCCGACCGGATCAACGGTGATCCGCGCCAATTGGTCGGACAACCCGTGGTTCCCGCGTGAGCTGGAGCAGGAACGCCAGGACGATCAGCGCGACCGGCCCGACCAGTACGAGCACATCTGGGAAGGCGACTACGTGAAGGTGTTCGAGGGCGCCTATTACGCCGCCAGCCTGACCAAGGCCAAGTCTGAAGGCCGCATCGGCTTCGTGGCGCGTGACCCGAACATGGGTGTTCGCACCTTCTGGGACCTGGGACGCAGGGATGCTACGGCGATCTGGGTGGCGCAGTTCGTCGGCCAGAAGATCAACGTCATCGACTACATCGAGGGCGCGAACCAGCCGCCGGCCTTCTATTTCGAGGAACTGCGTCAGCGGGGCTATCGCGGCTGCATGGTCTATCTGCCGCACGATGGAAGCCGGGTCGGCCCTGAGAACAGCAGCGGGCGCAGCTACGAGGATCAGGCCAGAGACGCCGGCTTCGACGTGCAGGTGATCCGCAACCAAGGCGCATCGGCGGCCATGTTGCGGATTGACGCGGGTCGGCGGCTGTTTCCGCGCATCTGGTTCGATGAGGCCAAGACCGAAGCGGGCCGCGATGCGCTGGGCGCCTACCACGAGCGCAAGGACGACAAGCGCAACGTCGGCCTCGGCCCCGAGCATGACTGGTCGAGCCACGGCGCGGACGCCTTCGGCCTGATGTGCGTCGCCTACGAGGAACCGCGGGTGAAGTCGGAAGAACGTCGCAAGGTCGCGACCGGCGGATGGATGGGGAGGTAGCGTGGCGAAATCCTACACCTCCAAGGCCAAGATCCCCGACGGCTATAAGGACGTTGGCGAGTTCCTGACCGAAGCGCGCGAGCGCTATCAGGAAGCGATCGACTTCGACCGCGAGAACCGCGATGAAGCCCTCACCGATCTGAAGTTCCTGGCCGGCGAGCAATGGGAGAGGGAGGATATCGACGCCCGCGCCGGTCGGCCCTGCCTGACCATCAACACCTTGCCGCAGTTCGTGGCGCAGGTGGTCGGCGACATCCGCATCAACCGCCCCGCGATCAAGGTCCGCCCGGCTGAAGACGCGGACAAGGACTTGGCGGAAATCCGCGAGGGCCTGATCCGCGCCATCGAGCACGACAGCCGCGCGCAGCAGGTCTATGCCCAGGCCGGGCAGTCGCAGACCGCCTGCGGCATTGGCAATTTCCGCGTGTCGCTCGACTACGCCAGCGACGACGTGTTTGACCTCGATATCCGCATCAAGCCGATCCCCGACCCGTTCGCGGTGGCGTGGGACCCAGCGC